GAACTCGTTGCCCCGGGTGCGCCATCGGGTGTGGCCCATGAGGATGGTGGTCTCGTTGTCGACCTGCCCGAGCAGCTCTTGGAATGGCTTCTCGTAGACCAGCTCGTGCGCCCGCATCGGCCGCTTGAAAATGCGGTGGCCGCCGTCGGTCTTGAGCCAGGCTAGGCCGGAGGCGTGCGGGCCGCGTTCCTCGCTGTGCAGCAGCATGCGGATGAAGACCTCGCGCAGGTAATCCCGCTCGTCGGGCCGTCTGCGCTTGCGGCCGAAGATGATGCCTACTTGTCCGCACATGGAGCCGGGTCTCCCTTGCCGCCGAAGTTCTTGCTGAGCGGTCTCGTCCCTTCGAGGACGAAGGCTGCGTATTCCCGCCGGTGGTCAGCCAGCCACTCGGCCACCTCCGGGTAGCCCATCTCGGCGATCAGCAGGGTCACCTCCGGGTGATCGAGCATGTTGGTGCGCCCGGAGAGCCGCACCGTCCCCAGGGCTTCGAGGAAGCGTTCCGGCCAGGGATCGCTGGCCGTGTCGTCAGGCAGGAACTCGATCAGGCCGTGCCGCGCCAGACGGGTCATAAACTCGGCGGCCGCAGCGGCGGCATCCTCCGGCAATGGCTGGGTCGGCCCGCCTTCGATGCCTGAGAGCACCTCGGTCATGTAGTCCCGGGGCGCTCGGCTGGCGGTAAATGGCGTCTGGCCGCGCATCAGCTCGACAACTTCGAGGCAGTCGTCGGCTTGCAGGGTTTCCCCGCTGCCGGGAATCGGTTCGCCGTCCAGTGTGGTGGAGCGGATCAGAATCTTCATGGGGCACCTCCTTAAACAGTGAGGCCGGGAACTTGCCCGGCCTCGTTGGTGAGAGTGGTGGTTTCGGTTTCATCTGGAAGGACGTCTTCCGGTTTGGGCCGTCCGTTCTTGAAGGCGGCGTCGCCCGGCATGTTGGCCATCAGATGCTTGCGGGCGGTCTTGAACTCGTCGCCGATCAGGCCGAGGTGGAGCAGGAAAACCCGGAAGTCGTACTTGGCGCTCTGGGGATCGAAGTCCCGCTTGCGGCTGGAGGCTGCCCGACCATTGAGCGCCTTGGCTGCGACGGCGAGGCAGAATTGCAGGTAGGCCTTGATCCGTCCGGCGTGAAGGGGCGCCTCGAACCAGCGGAACTCCACCGTGCCCCTGTACCAGACGTTGTGCAGGTTGACCCCGTGGTAGCGGCTGTTGTCGTAGTGCTGGGGCTGCCGGTTGTGGTAGCCGTACCAGATGCGGTTGAGCTGGTCCTTGGTGCGGGGGCGATGCTGTTCGATGCGCTGGATCAGCTCGTCGCTGACCGGCCGGGTGTAGCGGTTGAGCCGGTCGCGGCTGATGCCGAGGGCGTGGAGGATCAGCGGCTCTTGCTTGTAGATGATCTTGGCCAGGTTACCCAGGTGCCTGCCGTCGAAGGGCGCGGCATCGATATGGATGTGGATGCCGCACTGGCTGTTGATCTTGCCCCCGGCGCGGCGGATGGGCCGGACCGCCTCCTGCAGTTGCGGGATGTCGTCGTAGCCGAGCACCGGGCTGACCACCTCGGCCCGCAGATGGGCCGGGACGCTGGTCAGGGATGCGTCCCCCACCACCTTCCAGACGCGGCCGCGCAAATCCTCGACCTCCCAGGGGTCATAGCTGCTGGGGATGCCGACATGGCGGACCGTGCCGCCCACCACCGAGTGGATGGCCCAGGCGATCTGTTCCCGGGTGCGTTTTACGGTCTCGATCTCGATCCCGTAGTGGATCTCTTTCAGGTTCATGCGTGCCTCCGTCGTTCATGGCGCTTCTAAGTCGTTGTCTGGCAAGGCGTTTTAGCCTCTGCTTACACCATGAATGAATGCTTCTTTCCGGACACAAATCAAGTAGAAGAACAGCCGAATTCGACATTTAACACGTTTATTTTCAATGAGTTGCGAGTTTTAGCCAGATTGATCAGCGCACAGGCGGCAGAACCCCCGGAACGGGCTGGCCGTATCCGGGGGTTCTGGGGTGGCGGTGGCAGTGAGCCGGTCAGCCAGAGGCGGTATCGGAGGTGATCAGGCTGGCGTGCAGCTCGAGGTTGCGCGACTCATCGACCCGCATCCGCGCCAGCAGCGCCGTGAAGGCCTCCGCTTCGGCGGCCGGGAGCTTTGATGCCCGTTCCAGCCGCGCCGGGCGCTGGTGCAGATTCTCCAGCAGGCCCAGGGCGTGGTCGCGGATCAAGCCGTCGCGCTTCTCCTGCGGTGTGGGGATGAACTCGGTCAGGCCGCCTTTGCGTCGAACGATCATGGCCGTGCCTCCTTAGCTCAGGGTCGCGCCCAGCGAATGGATGCGCGGGTAGATCAACGGCGTGCCGGTCATCTCGGCCTTGTAACGGACCTTATTGCCGGTGTTGTCGGTGAAGGTGCGCACCAGGGTGTACTCGGTCCAGTTCTCGTCGATGGGCCGGGTGTCCTGGATGGTCATCGCCTCCCAGGTCAGGCCGCCATCGTTGCTGGCGAACCATTGCAGGGTGGTGCCGCTGGGAATTTGCATCTGCACGTAGGCCTTGGTCGATTCCACTCCCTGGGTCAGCTCGTTCTCGCGGGTTAGGTAGGCCCCGGTGGTCTTGTTGAGGTAGCCCACCAAGTTGACGTCGCGGAAGTTGATGGCCGGGGTGTCATTGGCAAGCGAGCTGCTCAGACGTACGCGGATCTGGACCCGGGTAGCGAGGTTAGGCAGCGGTTCCTCCTCGGCGGGAACCATGGCGTCCCAGGTCACGCCACCGTCGGTGGAGTATTCCCAGTCGAGACCGGTGGTGCCCTGGGGGATGGCCGAGTATTCGTCGAGGTTGATGTCGGAGAACTGCACGCCGGTGATCGGCTGGAAGCGAATCATCCCCTCGGACTGGAAGTTGTAGCCGTAGATCTTCATCGCCAGGTCGGAGCCGTTGAGTGGCGTCCTGGTCTCGGCGTTGGAGCTCTCCAGCAGCACGTCCTCCATGTAAGTCTGCCGGGTAATGATGCCCCAGCGGCCCCTCTTGCCGAGGGTGGCGGTGCGCACCTTGTAATTGGTGCTGTTGGTCAGCAGCACCACGGAATAGCTGGTGTTGGCCTCGGCGTAGAACGGGTCGTCGAAGCGAATGCGGGTCTCGCCGCTCAGGCTGATCTCGTTCGGGGCCAGCACCTTTTCGGCGAACACCACGCCGTTGGGCAGACCTGTGGTGACGCCGCGAATCTGCACCGTGACCGGAATGCTCGGGTCCCTGGCGGTGAACTGCAGACCGATGCTGGAGATCACCTGGTTCTGGGTGAAGCTGAAGGTCTGGGCCAGCGGGTCGCGGGGCACGAAGATGGTCTGGGTGCGCCAGACCACCTGTACCACGGGCACGCGGATGATGCGGTTCTCGATGATGCGCTCGATGCGGGTGATGACCAGCGGATCGTTGATCTGCAGACTGGCCCGGGCCGAATAGACGCCGTCGGCCATCTCCACGATGCGGTTGCCGTTGCGGGCGTTGGTCGGGATGGTGAAGGAGGCGCTGACCCGACCGGCCTCGTCGCTGATCAGGTTGCTGGCCATCACCTGGCCGTCGCAGCGCAGCACGATGCCGGATTTGCTCGGGGTGAAGTTGATGCCGGTCTGGCCGCGCCGCCCGAGGTTGGGCGTGATCTGCAGCATGGCCGGGGGCTTGTCGAATACCGCATAGGGGTTGATGTTGCGCTCCTCGGACCAGTCGTTCTGTTCCACCAGCACGGTCTCGTTGCCCGGCAGCAGCGCCAGGCTGCCGAAGAAGCTGGCGTTGCTGCCCGCCTGATCGACCGAGAGCACGGTGGAGCGCGGAATGCGGTCCGGCGCGACGAAGCGGGCGATCTCGTTGACCCGGGCGTCCCATTCGGCGTGGTAGATGTCCGACTGGGCGGTGTTCGAGAAGTCGTCCGAGTAGATGCCTTTCTTGGTCTGGGCGTCCCGGTTCTGCAGCTCGTTGTTCATTTGATACTGGGCATCGTTGTACTTCAGGTCCTCGACGTCCTGGATGATGTCGTGGATCTGGTCCATGGTGATGCGAGTCAGGCCGAAGTTGCGGATCTCCATGTCGGTGGAGTTGGGCGGGCAGTCGATGCTGCACAGACCCAAGGCGTTTTCCGGGACGATGGGCAGCTTCGGAAAATCCGCCGGAGCCCCTTCCAGCCGTTTGATCTCGGTGGTGGCGTAAACGATGTCGCGACGGCCGAGGTAATAGTCATAGTCTAGGCTGCAGTTGGAGCCGTTCACCGGCTGGTCGCCGAGGCTGCCGCGCCCGCAGTTGATCACATTGAGGTTGCCCAGCTCGAGCTGGACCGGCGACATAGTGAGTCCGGCCGTGTTGGTAGCCGGAGGCGAAGCGGTACCGATCTCCTCGACGCCGTCGTCGACGAAGGAGAGCGCCTCACTGCCCAGCTCCATCAGGCGCTTGTAGTCTGTGCGTGCGCCGTTGGTGGCGGCCCGGTAGACACGATAGCCGGTCGCGCCGCTGACCGGCAGCTAGGAGAGCTTGTTCATCTCCCCGGCATCGTCGGCCATGACAATGCGACGGTTGAAGTAGATGTTCTCGTTTTCACCGCGAGTGCGCTTGGTCACCTCCAGCTTGATGTTCAGAAGCTGTTCGAGGTGGCCCGGCAGGTCGGAGAGCTTCTGAAGCTGCAGCCCGCAGGTGTAGAGGTCCTGCTTGAGCCACTTGATGTTCTCGTTGCTGGCCATGACGTTGTTGCGCCAGAGCAGACGGCCCTTGTGGGTCGGCGCAAGAATGCGCAGGGTCCACTTGAGCATGGGGTTGCCCGAGGTCTGGGCGCGGGTCAGTTCGACCCGGTCGACGTTGACCTGGTACTTACCGTCGGGCACGGCCTCGAACTCACGCTCCTCGACTTCGGCTGTTTCGAAGGCGTCATCAAACTGCGCCAGGTCGAGGTTGCTGTTGGATTGGTTTTCGTAGTGTTCCATGGTCGGATCCCCTTACTGTTGGGGTTTCGCCGCCGCACTCGCGGTCGGCTCCGGCTTCGGCCGGGCGGCACTCGCCTCAGCTCCGGCTGCCGTGTTGTTGAACGCTTTCATGAAGCTCAAAAAATCGAGGGGGATGACTTCGGGGAGTCGGCCGGTGCGGTCACCGGCGTCGTAGTTGGGACTGGGCTTGGTGCGCATCACGCGCTGCCAGACCGGCTTGCCGTCCTCGCCGGTTTTCATGTCCAGGTCGCAGAACAGGATCAGATCCACCAGGCCGGTGACCAGCTTCCGCGCCTTTTCCGGCAGCGTCGGCACGATGCGGGTGTGTTTGCCGGTCCGGGTCTCAATGTCCCGCTCCTGGGAGTGGGAGATCAGGATCAGCCCGTAGGGCAGGAAGGCCAGCTTGTTGATGACGCTCTGGAACTCGTTGTTGATCAGCGCGTAGCCCTTGCCGTAGCCCAGGTCGGATTCGTGCTCGATCTTGAATTTCTTGCAGACGTAGTCCGAGCACATCTTGTAGGCGTTATCCACCGTGTCGACGACGATGGTCTTGAACTCGTGCTTGCCCTCGGCGATCTCGGCGCAGGCCTGCAGAAGGTCGTCCCAGCAGGTGATCGGGGTCTGGAACACCTCCAGGGCGTTCAGGCCCGGCTCGGTCGCCAGGAACAGTGCGTCATCGGCCTTGGAGCACCAGGTGCTCTTGCCGATCTTGCTCGGGCCGTACACCAGGGCGGTGAGGTCCGAGAGCGTGTGTTTGGGTTTGCTTTTGGTCTTGGGAAGCATGGTTTCGTCTTCTTATGGTTGGGATTTCAAAACACCGGAGCGGCGTCTTCACCGGCTCCGTCCCGCAGCTCTTCGTGCGGGGCGATCCGTTGGAAATGGTTTTCGATGACGTTGGGGTTGCCGCCCGAGCGGCAGAGCTGGAAGTAGGCGCAGGGCCTTCCGTACTGGAAGCAGTAGCTGGTGTTGCGGGTAGAAGGTGTCGCGCCGACGGGCGTCGAGCATGGCCTTGGAGAGTTCCCATAGCTCCGCCCGCAGTTCCTCGAACTGGTCGCGGGAGATGTAGAGCACCTCGCGATGAAACATGCCCGGCTCGAGGTACTTCTCCTGGAGCCGTTGCTGGAAGGTTTCGTCGTCCTCCGACAGCTTGCGCTTGGCGCTGCTCTTGCCGGTTTTCGACTTGGCAATCAGCTCCGCCCGGCGGGCCTCGAATTCGGCTTCGGTCTCACCCTTGCCCTGGCGCAACTTGGCCTTGACCAGGACGTTGTAGATGATGCCGCTGACCGTGATGCCGAGGGTCTGCTCCAGGTACCAGGCGTAGAGGGTGATCTGGAAATCGGTCCACAGCCGCTCCAGGTAGCTGGCGTCGATCTGCGAGGCGGTTTTGTGTTCCAGTAGGAAATACTGGCCATCCTGACGGACGATGCCGTCCACCTTCCCGGCGAGAATGAAACTGCGCGAGGTCGCCCCGGTCGCCGGATTGACGATGGGACCTTCGAAGGTCTTCTCGAGCGCGACGACCTCGAACTCTTCAGCCGGGTAGTGTTCCACATAGGCGCTCATCATGGCCTTGGCGAGATGCCAGTCGGCCTGTTGATGATCGTCCTGCGCACGGTTCGGATAGGTCCGGTCGATGTGGTCGAGGACCTTGGCCAGATCCCGCTCGCCGTGCCAGCACTCCAGGCAGTCGTGGATGACCGAGCCGAAGGCCAGATTGGGGTCGCGTTCGAGCGGCACCAGCTCGTCGATGTAGCGCCACTTGCAGGCCATGCGGCAGTTGCGGAACAGCCGTCACATAGAATAGGTGGTGGTCATCAGCTCGCTCATACCGCCACCCCCGCTTCGGCGGCGGGCGCTGCGCGATGCTTGGAGGCACAGGCGCAACCCGACGGATGGGATCGTTCGATCAGGACCGAACGTTCGCCGTACTCCTTAGTGGCGAAGCCGGTGAAGATGCGGGCGAGGTCGCTGCCGACATCGGTGGAGGCGTCGATCACGCAGGTGCGGCGGGCCTTGTCCAGATTGAACCGGCTCTCCATCCGCACACGGGAACGGCCATGCAGGCTTTCGACGGCCAGCATCGCCAGCATGAAAGTGTCTTCCAGTTCCTGGGCCGGGACCGACTCGTCAAAACGGTACTTGTAAGTGTCGTGAGTCATGGTTGAACTCCTCTTTTGTTCAGGTTCTGATTTCCGAGGCCCCGGATAGCCGCACCATGCGGCACGGTGCTTACTTACCGGAGCCGGAGTCGATGCGTCGGAGATCAGAGGTAGTCCGTCAGGCCAGCCTCGCTGAACGCCTCCCGCAGCTTGCTCAGCCGGTCGTAGAGGGTGGTTCTGGGGATGCCCATCTCCCGGGCGATTTCGGCCATGGTGCTGTCGTACAGGCGCACGCACAGATCCCGGAGCTCTTCCGGCAGCGAGGCGATGGCCCGGTCGAGGTCCATGCGGATCTCATGGGCGAGGCGTTCCCTTGTCTCGCGGATGCCGCTTCCCAGAGAGCCTTCGCTATCTAGGAAGTCGATCCGCTCGGTGGTGTCGCCTTCGCCGTTGTCGAGGGGTTCGTTGAGTGAGGTTTGGCAGAGCCGCCAGTCCCGGCATTGGGCGAACCGGGCCTCCAAAATGGTGGAGATGTGACGTTCGACGATCCGGGCCATGAAGGTGGTCTTCTTGGCCTTGGCGGGATTGAAATGCCGCATCCGCTGCAGCAGATCAATCATCAGTTCCTGTTCGAGGTCGGGTCTGTCGTCCTCGGTGAATCCGGCCTTGCCTACGAGTTGACGTGCTTTGTGCCGAATGAGGTTGGCGGCATACTTGTCGATGCCGTCGTAAGAATTCTGAGAAACCATCGGGGCCTCCTCGGAGCGAGGAGGAGGTCCGCGTGGGTGTCGGCACGGGCCAGATCACAGGACAAAGCTGTCGCGTGGGCGAAGGGGTCGCAGGTACGCCGCCAATTGCCGTATTCGGCTCGGCGACACCCACAACAGCCTCCGCCATGCGTCCAGCTTGTTGTCCAGTGTCTAAGGGTTCAGGTCGTTACGTGTTCAGGCTGCCCGTTCCTCGATGCGCATCAGGAACGGGAGACCGTGCTTGATCTCGAGCAGACAGACTTTTCCGCTGCCCATCTGCGCGAGGTGCTCCAGCAGCGCCACGACCTCTTGCTTGAGAATGAAGTCATCCTAGTCGCGCTCGGGCCGGGGACCGCTCTGTCCGCCCAGCTTGATCTCGCGCTCGATGACCGTGTCAGGGGTGAGTTCCGGCTCGCCGTCGCGGACCGGAATGTTGGTGATGCGGCCGAAGTTGATGTCCTGCATCAACTCGATGAGTCGCCGCTTCGGTGGGGTGAGGTGTGCTTTGTTGACTTGTGCCACTGCCAGTCTCCTTGTTCGGAAGTTCTGGCACGCCCGGTGGCCAACCCTGTGCTGACCAATAAAAAACGCCGGATCGCGCCTTCATTGGGGAAGGCGCTACATCCGGCGTCGCAATGGCTACATTTGGCGTAGCGGAAATATTTTTTAGTTTTTTCTTCCTGGGTGGTCCCGGGTCACTCGTTGACTATCGGGCGGACCTCCCAAACGATCTCCTCTTCGGTCCGGTAGACCGGTTCGTTGCCGCACTTGATGAACTCCTTCAGGTGGGCGGCCAGCGGCTTGTCATACTTTTCCAGATACGTGATGGCCCGGTTCACGGCACTCCGGAAGGCGTCGCGGATGTTCTTCCGCTTGTCGTTGGAGTTCCGGAGTTTGCCACCCAGACCAACCGCCTCGTTGATTGCGGCGGTGATCTGGGTCATTTCGTTCTCAAGCCGCTGGATTTCGGCATCGTTGTTTTCTGCCCGGGCTTCTTCAATTTCCCGAAGAAGCTCGTGAGCCGTCTCCCGGTATTGCTCGACGGCCTTGCGGTCGGCAACGAAGCCGGTATCACCCAACGGAACCCCCTGGGTGACCTGAAAACCTTCGTCGGTCTCATTGGAGTTCAGGACCGCGTTGCAGCTATCGATGGCAAACCCGCAGACGATCTCGTAGACCGAGGTTTCCTTGTTGGGCCTCGCCAGGAGGAAGTTAATGTACTCGGCTCCTTTGTCGACACCCGTCACGAGCACCTCGGCGTTGCCGTTAAAGCGTGCGGCCCAGACACCCCCGCGCTTCCTGAAGTAGTTGTCCGGCTGCTTCTGCTCGACCGGAATGGCGGGGACGGAGATTACCGATCCCGATTCATAGACCGTCCTGAGTAGGCAGTCTCCTGGCAAGGTGTGTTGGCGGATGGCGGTGATGTTGCGGCCAACCATTGTGTCCATTGCATCGCAGACCTCCTTGGCGTGGCGCTTGTAAAGGTCATAGACCTTCTGGGCCACTTTTCCGGAGTTCCCATTAAGGTAGCGGAAGACCCGACTGACCTCGCTGAATCGGGCGATAAACTGGGTGATGTCGTCCTGCTCGCGTACTTGGTTGGCACGCTCTAGGTACGCGGCTGTCATGATCTTGTCCTCGTCCTTGCTTCGGCTTTGGGTGAAGATGTCGGCTTTATAGGCTTCCACTGGGTCATATTGATCGGCTTTTGCCGCAATCATGGCAAAACGCCTGTCGATACACTGGGAACACGTTCCGCAATGCGTATGGTGATTGGTCATCTCCCAGGTATGGGTGCAGGTGGTCGATGCCGCGATCATGTCCTGGCATCCGGCCTTTGTGATCACCTCGATGACACCGGCCTTGGTTTTCCAGATGTAGGGATTCTCAATCGTGAACGGTTCGCCAGCCACCAGGCTGATGATTTCCTGAAAGCCTTGGATCACCCTGGGGTGGGTGGTGCGTGTTGCCCGGCCGCCGACTACCTGAGCGCAGACCGGCAGATTCAAACTGATGACCCCGTTTTCGTAAAAACGGACGCTTTTCAGATTGAGCATTTTTGCGATGGTCGCCCCGATAGACACATAGAGGAAGGATCGGCTGCGCTGGGTGTACTCGCAGTTCAGCCCCTTGTTCTTGTTGACCCGGACGCCGATGTGAAGCGGGGCGTTTTCCCCAGCCTTGTCGGCAATCATCTTTTCCAGTCGCCGGTGGCGCGTGTTGAGCTTCGGTGTCGACTTGTGGGTAACAAGGACGACCTTGTGTTTTTCATTCAGAACTTCATCGATGGCTCCCGCCAGCGAGTCCAGCCCACCTGAAAACATCACTACCTGTTCTGGATAGCCGAAGAGCCGTCCGTCATCATCAAATTTAAGATATCCCTGGAATGCCTGAGCCTCTTTCAGTTTGACGAACTCGAAGTGATAGTTGTCGTCAGACAAGAAACCAAGCGTGGAGCGCAGCGCCTGGTGGATATCGTCTCCGTTCCAAAAATCTGGCTTCCGCACCGGGATGATGAAGTGCAGATCTCTGCGCCAGCCATGGCCAAAAGAATCGACGTCGTCGGCCCCTCGTGGAATGGCCTGATCGGCACTGTAAACGTAGGTGGCGATTTCGAGCAGGTCCTGGAAAGAATCAGGCACGTCCTTGCTCATCTTTTTGTGGATGTCTTCAATGCGTAGGGTGATCTTGTCCGGCCCATCCTTACCCCAAAGGCGCAGGCGCAGATCACGGTCAGGATTTTCTTCAATCCCATCGGTCGGTGCGTTCCCACAGATGATATATCGTTTATCTTGCATCGGCTCGCGCTCCTTCTTTTAGCTCGTCCTTCATCTTTTTCAGCGCGTAAGAGGCGAAGCCATTGGAAGACTCCCTGGAGATGTCACCACCTTCTTCGTACCTGTGCTTCGAAAACCAATCTGCTGCAAACTGCTCGACGATCAGGGACGCCTCCTTACAGTGCGTGTTCAGGGCCTTCTCGAATTGTCCCATTTCATTCATGGTGGCAAAGCGCTGGCCCTCGCCAAGATGGGTAGCCAGCGTTTTTGAGAGGAAGTAGTTCATGCTCTCGTTGGTCAGCTTGGCGAAGAAAGTCCGCGACAGCTCTCCGAACTCCCGCTTTTTCCCGAGCGCTGCCAGTGCGGCCCGAACATCATCTGGCCCGGGGGCGAAGAGAGACGGCAGTTTTGGTGAGATGTGCTCTACCAGGGCTCCGACCAATGCACGCTGAGACATTTCACCCAGGTCAGATCGGCCACCGTTGGACTCCAATTTATTATCCAGGGCCTCGGAGACTGCGGCGACAAGATCGGGAAGGGATGTATCCTGCGGCAGGTTGACGCCGAGGGATTGGAGATGCTCGCCGAGGTTCTCTTTTTTTGCGGCAATGGCGAGTTGCGTCATCAACCAGACCGCCTCGGTGAACCCCTCATCGTTGAGCACAAAGGTGAATGCTTTATCGGCTGCCCGGATTGTTGCGTTTGCGATTTGGGACACGTCGGCACCGGCCGTGATCAGGCCGACCACCTCTTTCCATGCCCTCGACCTCGGAAGGCTTCCAAGTCTGACGTGCCCCATGTCGATCTCCTTATTTTTCGCGACCCAGCATCGTTATTCGGGCCTCCTGATGACGACGATGCTTCGGGCCTTACGAGCTTCTTTCTTCAGATAGCCTTTCCGTACCAGTTGAGCGATCTGCTCGTGGGCGCTCGCGTGGCTGATACCAAGGACTTCCGACAATTCTTTCACCGTTGGCGGCAACCCCTTTTCATCGATGATTTGGCAAATGACCCTCAGCGTGTTTGCTTGTGGGTCGGTTATTTCCGATACCTTTTTCTTTCCCATGGCGATTGCTCCGTGTCGTAGCCGCTGAGCGGATTAAGCCCAATTTATGACCACAAAATATACGACCTGATGAACATCAGGTCAATCAAAAAAACAGGACTTCTCGTCTGATTCCGTCATCTTGCACGTCCCTCCGGTAGGTAACGAACGCAAGTCCGGTTCAAGCCGGATGTAACCAGATAACCGACCAGAGGCGGAGCTGAGGCGGTTGTGGGTGCCATCGAACGCGCATCCCGACCGCCACCGTTTTCTGGCATCCACACCATCCAGTCCCCCGGTCCCACCGGAGGTGTTCGATGTTGGATGTACAGGAAATGAATGATGGGCCGGAGACGGATGACCTTGGCGAAAACGACAAACCCGGCCGCCTGTCGGGAGAGGCAAGGCTCCAGTCAGCAGCCTCCATTCTGGCCACGGCGATCCTGCGCCGAAAGGCAAAAAACGCATGTGTGGGCAATGAGTTAGAGGTTTTCAAAGATTCTTCCCCTGTGCTCGGAGAAGGACTTGATTCATTGCCTGAACAGAGCATTCATTCATGACAACTCGTCCGGAAACCAAAATAAGGAGTTGAAAATTAATGAGTTACAGAACGCCGCCACAGGCTGCAAGAATCAGGACCGAACCCGAAACTCGGTCCTCGGCAGATGGCCCTGCTGCAATCCATGTCCCTGGAGCAGCTCCGGGAAAAATGGCTCGACCTCTACGGCGAAGAGCCGCCCCTGTACAAAAAGCAATTTCTCATCAAGCGGCTGGCTTATCGCATCTAGGAGCTTTTCTACGGCGGGCTGTCCGAGCAGGCCAAGATCCATCTCCAGCAGGCAGCCAAGGAGGACCCGGTAGCCACTGTCAATCGACGCATCCCAGAAGAGCGGAAATCGAACGAGGCGATCCTGCCCGGGACCAGACTGGTGCGTTTCTGGAACGACCGGCGCTATGAGGTGATCGTCCTTGCCGATGGCTACGAGTTCGAAGGCCGCACCTTCAGGTCGCTCAGCGCGGTGGCCAGGGAGATCACCGGGACGCGCTGGAACGGCAAAGTCTTTTTCGGGCTGAAGAAGGTTTACGGCAGAAAAGCCGAGGGAGGTTCGGATGCTTGATAACAGCAATGTCGCGCCGGGAAAGAACAAGACGCTGCGCTGTGCCATCTACACCCGCAAGAGCCACGAGGAAGGTCTCGAACAGGAGTTCAACTCGTTGGATGCGCAACGGGAATCGGCGGAACACTATATCGAAGCCCAGAGAATGCGTGGCTGGATCGCTACGACGATGGTGGTTTCTCGGGCGGGAACATGGAGCGTCCGGGGCTACGCCGCCTGCTGGCGGACATCGATGCCGGGAAGATTGACGTGATCGTGGTCTACAAGGTCGACCGGCTGTCCCGCTCGCTGCTGGACTTCATGAAGATGATCGACCTCTTCAACGAGAAGGGGGTCAGCTTCGTCTCGGTCACCCAGCACTTCAGCACCACCGACCCCACCGGCCGGATGTTTCTCGGCATCCTGATCACCTTCGCCCAGTACGAGCGGGAGGTCATCGCCGAACGCATCCGGGACAAGGTGGCGGCCGCCAAGCGCCGGGGGAAATACTGCGGCGGCGTGCCTATCCTCGGATACGACGTCGACTGGGAGAACAAGAAGCTGCTGGTCAACCCGGATGAAGCCAGGACGGTGCAGTACATCTTCCGCCGATTCATCCAGATCGGCTCGGCCAAGAAGCTGGGCCAGGAATTGAACGAACAGGGGCACCGCACCAAGGCCTGGACCACCAAGAAAGGCAAAGTGCGTGAGGGCTCCGAATGGAACACCGCCCATATCTACCGGCTGCTCAACAACCGGATCTATATCGGCGAGATCGTCCACAAGGACCGTAGTTACCCTGGTGAGCACGAGGGGATTATCGACCGGGCGACCTGGGACAAGGTGCAGGCCATCCTGGCTGACAACAAACCGGTCAAAGTGTCCATGGCCAGAACCAAAATGGTCGCCCCGCTGAAAGGCGTCATCCGCTGCGGCCACTGCGGATGCGCGATGGGACCGACCTACGCCCGCAAGAACGGCCGCCACTACACCTATTACATCTGCCAGAAGGACAGCAAACGGACCGTGAGCCGGTGCCCGCTCAAACGGATTCCCGCCGGGGACATCGAGCAGGCCGTAGTCGAGCAGTTGAGCGCGGTGTTCCGCACACCGACGCTGGTGGCCAAGACCTACTTCGCCGCCCGGGACATCGAGCAGGCAGAGCGGGAGCGTCTGTTCAAGCAGAAAGCCCAGCTCGAGATGGAGCTGTCGCAGTCGCGGGAACAGGCACTTGAACTGATGAAGCCCGGCAACGATCAGCCGGGCAAGGCCGAGATGCTGACGACCGTCAACCGCCAGGCGGTCGAGCTCTCGAAACAACTGACCCATGTGAGCGAGCGATGCAGAGCCTACCAGGGGAACAGCATCACGGAACAGGATGTGTCGGAGGCCTTCCAGAATGTGGAGGGCTTCTGGGAAGACCTTTTCCCGGTGGAGCGGAATCGCCTCATCCGCCTCCTGGTGGACAAGGTGGAGATCCGCGAGACCGGAATCGATATGGAACTGCGCACCAACGGGACAACGCTCATCGCCGAGCTGGCTGGTCTGGCATGCGAAGTCACCGAACGGAGGGCAAGCCGATGAAAATGAAGCCGACCATTACCGTAGCCGACAACGGCAACCTGCAGATCCACATCCCGATGCTGATCCGGCGCATGCGCGGCCGCAAGACGGTGATTACTCCCCAGGCCCTGGATGGAGAAATCCCCGGGGCGCAGGAGCCGGTCGGCGGGGGAGTCGAATAGTGTAATAATACTATGAAATAAAAGAATATACAAAAAGGTATCGAAAAAATACCGTAAAAAATACCGTCATTTTTTATCAGTAGCGTGCTAAGGAGTCTAGCCTCTCCTCCAAGTGGATTCCTTTTTCGGGGTCAACGGTGTTGACTATGCCGTTGACGTTGCCATGCGCATCATCTTTCCCCCTCCCTGAGAGAAACCGACTTGAACCATATCCCAAAACACTGTCCCAACCGTCCCAACTGTCCCATTGCCATATGTACCAACGGTTTTCAGTGGGACAGTCCGCAAAAACAAAACTGTCCCACAAACAAAACTGTCCCAAATTCAAGGTTGCTCAATCGTACAACTGGCCATTTGGATATGCCTCAGCCAACTTTGCCTGAATGCCTTTTGCAATGGCAAGATAGCAGGAGGCTCTAGCGGTCTCCTCAAATGTCAAACCGCAAACCTCGACATTCCATTGCAATAGTTCGACAAGGCCATTCACCATCTTATCGACATGCCGGAGGCTTTCTTTCTGTTCAGATGTCAGCATTAGTCGCCCCCGGCCACGGGTTGCCCCCGTATCCTTCTTTCATCTTTTTTATGAGCAGGTCAAAACACCTTTCGGCCCCGTAACTGGAGATATGGGAAATTTCCCCACAACCTTGTTCGCCTATAGCCCCGATAGCATCCCGGAGAAATTCAGCTATAGCAAAAGCGTCCATCATTGCATGTTCTGAGCCTTTTTCCCGGTTCATCGCGCACCCCCGGCAAGGAAGAGTTCGGGGGCGAGGGAAAAGGCCAGCAGGAGGCCGAGGAAGGCCACCAGAATGGCCCGGCAAGAGAAGACGCCGCAACGGGTGAGGGAAGAAGCCAGACGGTAGCGGATGCGCGTAGCGCGGGAGGAGAGAAGGAACCGGAGGAGCGCCCGCGCATTGACGGCGGACGTGAGATAAGACAGACTGATTGCAGCCATGATTCACACCTGTCCTGTGTTTCAGGGTTAGGCCCCCGGCCGGTGCTCGCTACACCTTTCGGGGGCTGTTTTGTTGGTTAATCGTCCAATTCTGCTTGTGGAGTTCCCTTCCGTAACCATTCTTTGACAGCTTCGGGTTCCACACGCCAACCCACCCCAACCTTTCGGGCAGGTATTGAACCGTCCTTTATCAAACGGCGTACAGTTTTCACGTCAACCCGTAACGCTTCCGCTGTTTCCTCAACCGTCATGCCGATAACAGGCCAGTCCGCGCTATCGACCATGTAATCACCTCCTCTTGACATTCGTTAGAAAACAAATAGTGTACAATTTAAGGATTGTCAATGGATAAAATTAAACCAAATATTGGATAATTAAAGTTTACGTAACACTCCTTAAGGGACAAAAACGGCCCTTTTCGGCTTTCCCCAGATTCCGTTGATATTCAAGGATTCACGGGCATAATCAGCATTGTCCTATCGAAAAGAGAATTATGGGTACCCCTATTTTTACGTTATCGGAAGCACTTTTCCCGGCAGGGGCAAAAAATGGCTTACGAAATCGAAAGGGGGGAGCTGCATCCAATCTTGGATTGTCCTCACCCCTTGACCTTTGCCGGGGGGAATGGCTATCTTCACAAACAAGAGGGACGGCAAGCGCAGCAACGCCCACCGTCCCGATGTGGGGCACGTCCCCCGAGTTTGGATACTCAAGTTTGCGCCCCGGTGAGGAAACGTCACTTCCTTACCGGGGCAACTGCTTTAGAGGTTCAGCAAGTGAACCACCACAGCCGTCACAACGCCAGCGATTACCTGAATCGCGACGTCCCGCAGGAAGTGCCGCATGGGGATAACCTCCTTCACGGGAGGCGTACCCCACGCCGGGCACACTACACAGCCTGCCCCCTCATGACAAGGCCGCACCTTTGAGGAGCCCTCCATTTTGAAGGCTCATAATCAGATTATGACCCGGCAAGAGTGGGAATCCGCTTCACCGTCTCGCCTTCCACCATCGCCACGCTACCGTAGCCGCCATCACAACCACGAGAGCAACCGCCGCCGTGCCCCATTCCCTTTGAGGCCATTCGCCGGGGTTCCAGCCGCTTCGCCAGCCCGTAGCCAAATAGATGCCTATGGCATAGGCCGCCGCCGTTCGTGTGAACTTCATCATGGGAAGCCCTCCTTTCATGCAGGGTAGCCGCCGCACCTTCCCCCGGCAAGAGGGATTGCCATTAGGACTACTGACCCTAATCCCCCCTAGATGCCCCACATCCGCCGCCTGAGCGCCGTTTGATACCGGAATGGGATTATCGTCTTGCCGGGGAACGTGCCTTAGATCGGCGGTACGGCTTTTTTGGGGTTGCAACCCGCCACCATACCCGCAACTCGGCATAGAGGAAAAGGTCCGCTACATGGCCCGGTTTTGGAAAAGTGGAGTGTGGATCAAGATCAGACAGTAATTCATAGTAAATTGCTTTCAAATAATAATATCAATATGTTATGAACATATTTTTTAGATTCTTGTTATCCATTTGCCTGTGGGTAGTTTTTCACTTCTGCCGGAAGAATGGGCCTTAGTAGGGTGACTTTTTGTCTCGGCTGTGGCAACTTTTAGGGAAAAGGGGGAGTTCAATGTTCAGGCTGATAGCTCAATGGATTTCGGCACATCCGCTTAAAGCAATCATTGCTGTAGCTTTAATTTCTAGCATTATCAGCAAAAGTATACCAAAATCTGATGAGCAGATTGCAAAAGAAGAGCAAAAAAAGATAGAAAAACAACAGAAAGAAGAATTACGAGATAAACAGCAGCAGGAAAAGGAAGAAGAACTTCAAAGACAAGATGATAAAGAAACACAAGACTTTATAAACTCTAAAGAAAAAATAAAAATATAGAGTTCAACTGCAAATGCGAATACCATGCAGTGGGCTAGGATTAAGGCAAAAAGCGGTATAAATGGTATAGCCAATGATCCTGATAGCATTACTGATGTCACTCCCACGACTGAGCTTGTTCGTATGCGGATAAAAGATATTCCTGATGCAAGATTTACAATGAGTGTATCTTATAGGGGTAAAAACAAATTAGGTGCGATAGTATTAGAAGAAGCAACAGTAGTATTTAACAAGAATTACGATGTAATTAAAGTATTGCCTAAAATAACATTTTAATAACATAAAAATAAAAGTCCCCATGTTTAATACAATAGGGACTTTTTATTTTTTGTACCAATAACAACTCGCGTTTTACCTCTCGATAGGTTTTATTTAACCCAAAAGAGAGGTTGTTATGGGTTTAAAAGTCAAAATTGATCTCAGTGAGTTTAATAGTAGAACGAAAGAGGCAAAAAGAAAAACACAAGAATTTAGCAATATGCTAAAAATAGTGCCTCGTGAAATGGATAATATTTCTAGCGCATCAGGTAAGGCATCTCTAGCTATGTCTAGCTTCTCTAAAGAGAGTAATACCGCTGTTACAAACGCAAAACGCCTTGCAGGAGAATTGATTGCTCTGATTGGAGCATATAAAACCCTCAATACGGCAATGTCATATATCCGTAGGGGGATGGATTTTTCAGCGTCTCTTGAGTCTTCTCAGACGGCCATAGCTTCTGTTATTGCGGCAACAAATAAGATTACTACCTCTCAAGGGAAAAAACTTGAAGGCGTAGAGAAATTCAATGCCGCTGAACAGATAAGCGCAGACATGATGAAGGAGATTCAAGTTCTAGCCCTTCAAACTACAGCCACCTTTGATTCTCTCGTTGAAGGGGTTTCCGGCATTGTTGCACCAGCGACAAAGGCAGGCGTATCCCTTGAAAAACTTCCCAAATTCGCCGTGACTGCCGCGCAAGCGATGTCTACCATGAAAATTCCGGTTCAGCAGATGCAAACCGAAATTGAATCTCTTTTGTCTGGAAATATCAATAAAGCTCAAGACATTCTTGCTACCAATCTCGGAATCTCCGGGGAGATGGTCAGAAATTGGCAGAAACAAGGAACACTTGTTGAAGAGCTTGAAAAGCGACTCTCATCATTTGCCATTGCAGGCCAAAAGGTTGCAGACAACTGGGATGGTTTAAAGAGCAATATGGAAGATGCTCTTGATTATATTTCTGGGCAGACGGGAAAAGGAATTTTTGAGGGGGCGAAACAGTCATACCGTGAAATCATAAACATGCTTGTCAGCACGCAGGGAGAAGTGGGCATTGGCAAGGATGTACAGAATATTGTCAACGCAATCACTGAACTAGAAAATGAGATAGGCGGCAAGCTTATTGATGTTACAAGGCAGTTCATTGATTATATCAAGGAACTCAATGATCCTGAAAATCTTTCTTCATTGAAAGATACCATATCGAATATTTGGGGTGCTACGAGTGATGTAGCCTCACGCATCGGTTCTCTTTCCTCAATAATTGGAGATATTATCTCACAAGCCGCAGATGGATGGAATAGGCTTCCTGATACTGTCCGCGAGGTCGGTCTAGTAGCTGCAATCCTTGCTGGCCCAAAAGGTATCGCTATTATAGGCAGTATGTCTGAACTGTATTCCGCTTTTTCAAATACTATTGAGGGAATAGCTCTCGTACAAGAAGGTGTCATCAGAAATCAAGATATTATGTTTATGAATAGTGGAGAATTGGCATCTTTCCTCAAAAATCTTTCTACCAATACAGAATACCTCAAAAAGAGAGAAGAACTCACTCAAGAGATCGCTGCCACTAAAAAAGAACTGGAATCTATCGATGGATTTGATCCGTGGGGGTATCAATCCGCAAAAGTGGAAGCTCTTACAAGTAAACTTAATGCGTTAAAAAAGACACTTGATACTATCAGAGGATTGTTTTCTTCCGGTTCCGTAATCTCGAATCCCAATGGCGAAACGGGTGGTACACCTCTTGTGATGGGCAGTTGGAAACTAAGCCCGAATTGAAGACCACAAGCGCAATCGGTGGATATGAACCAAAAGGAAAAAAAGGCAAAACGGAGGCGGAAAAGTTCGCCGAACGTTCAGCACGATATGCTTCCGGCCTTGAAAAGCTCCGCAATGAGGTTTCAGCCCTTGAATCCTCCCTTGATCCCACTTTGACGAAACTTGAGAGGATGAAGAAGCAAATTGAGGCAGAGCGGGACGCGGCTATCCTGAATGCCGATGTAAAAGCGGCTGAGACCGTCCGCAGGAAAGAAGCTACGGAAGCCCAAGCGCAGGAGACGGCACAGCTTGAAAAACACAAGGCTACGCTTATCGCCGCCCAAAAGCTCGATGAACTCCAAAACCAAAATTTGAGGGATAAGGCGGATTTCTATAAACAACTTGCCGATAAGACTGGTGAATACGATACAAGCATTGAGTATCAAACGCAGTTGCTCGAAAAACAACGGCAAGTATGGGAAACGTTAGGGCTTCCCGTCTATGACATCAACAAGATGCTGGAAATATTACGTCTTGAAATGTCAAAAGACCCCTTTGACGGGGCAATCCGGAGTCTCAAAAAATATGAGGTGGAAGCTAAGAACCTCGCCCAAGGACTTGAGAACATCACGACAAACGCCTTTTCCAGCATGGAAGATGCGATGGTTAACTTTACCATGACCGGGAAAGCCTCATTTTCCGATATGACGAACTCCATTATTTCCGATCTGATGCGAATTGCAATACGGAGAACATCACCGGGCCTCTGGCTGGTGCATTAGGTGGCCTGTTCAACTCTGGAGGAAGCACTACCACGACGTCGGTTATGGGCAACTCCATATCCAGCGGTTGGGCAAATTCTTTCATGGGTGGCTTAAACCTATTTGCCTCTGGCGGCGTTGCTTCTCCCTCGTGGGGCCTCCCAAGCTCCGGTGGGCTCCTGACTCGCCCCACATATTTTCATGACGGCATGAACCGAGCATATGCCCGTGGGGGCCTGTCCGTAGCAGGTGAAGCCGGGCCGGAAGTCTTCATGCCCGCCGTTCCCATGTCAGACGGGAAATATGGGGTGCGAGTACAGGGAGTAAGCACCACCCCGCAGGTCAATATCCAAGTCATCAACCAGACGGGCACTAGCGCCACCGCCGAAGTCCAACAACAGCGCAACGCGCAGGGCGTCATGGACATTGTCGTCATGCTCAAACGTGAGGTGGCCTCTGACATCGCGCGGGGAGGCGTTATCGACCAGACGATACGGGGAACTTATGGCGCAAAACGTCAGGTGCGGGGACGGTAGAAGAAGTATTTAGCTATGACAAGGGCCGTTTCCTAGATAAGGATTCGGCCCTTGTCATTTTCTTACTTCAAATCATTGTTCAGAATTATACCAATCAGCCTTCACAATCGGCATAGATTCCTTCTCTTTTAAGCTAGCTAGATGAACAATGGCACTACCCTAAAGAGAAACAATCATTGCTCTTTCTAGTTGTGTTTTTCCTTTATCTTTTCATCCTTTACCACAAGATCAAACATTATTTTCACTGCATCAATAGTTTGATCGAGTGTCATGTATATAAATGGTTGTCCTTAAATAATTTGGATAGTAAAAGTATCACTATTCATAAAGTTATTTTCCATTTATTCAACCTCCCGTCCTGCATCATTCTTATTGCAAAATTTGCAATGTGTATTCCATAACTCGGAAAGGACATTGAATTGCATATCGTCATCAATCGAACCTCTCGGATGGTCAACAAGGGTTTCCTCCACAAATCCCGGAATAATGGCGTTACTCTGCTCAATCAGAGGGGCCCCCGTCTTATCGGCAAGCCGTGCCAAGGCCGTATACCAACCTGCGCCGATAGATGGAAGTTGGAGCATTTCCGGGGTAGGCTCCTCTTGGCTCGCCACCAGTAAAAGAAACGCCTTTTCCGCTTGCAGGGCCCGGCATACAGCCGTTGAAGCCACAAGCAAGAAAATGAACTGCCAAGCCTCAACCTAAAGGGCATCGAACACCTGCGGGCTTTCGAGTGCGTCACATTCGGAATCACGCTGTTTTGTCCACATTTCACGAACTAGCAGACATGCGCGTTCATAAGGCTTCAACTGGTCATAGTCCCTGCGTAATACTCCAATATTCATTTCCTTTTTCCATCCTTTCGGGCGTCGAGCACCCGCTTTAGAGCTTCCACCTGTTCCCGGAGTTCCGTCACCTCGTCCACTTTGGCGGCTGTAGCAATGATTCCCGCGATCTCGTTTGCGGCGGCGGGGGAGACTTCCCCGGCAGAGACAAGGCGCAACAGGGCTTGTATTTGCTCTGATAGGTTGCCCGTCTCCGGTAGGGCGACAGGTTCGGGGATTGTTACAGGGCGTTGCCGGGGGAGTCCGTACCCTACCAATACCCGGCAAGCGTCCAAATCTCCCGTCTTCGCCGCCTCAATGAGCGCGGGCAAGGCTACCTCTTCCGCAGCTTGCCGGGCCATGCGTAGAACGCGACAGGTTTGACCTACAGGCCGTCCTTTGGGGTTGCCTATGCTTCCAGCCACAAAACGGCCTTGCGCGTCTCTACGTGCCAAATCTGGCGATTTCTTGCTGGAATTGTCTGACATTTCTTCACCTCGACATTAAGCCCGCAAGTGCCTTTTCTTCATGTGGCTTTAACGGATTCCCATAGATAGGGGATTGTGCATACGGAACGCACATCCCGTCTTCCAGATGCCCATAAATGATGTTTCCTTCTCGTGAGTAGACCACCGCGGATCCCCGGTTCAGTTGAACAAGATTTTTTGCATAGGCGAGAGCTTCCCGAAAGCCTCCATTAATATTGTGAAGCGCCCAACCGCTATCACCTTTCCTATACCGAATAAAATATTGAACTCTCATGGCTATGCCTCCATTTTATTAGATTTTTCTTTCATCAACTGAACAGATTTGACCAACCGTAAATGTGGTGTCGGCTCCGGTTTTCTTATGGAAATGCTTCTAGGCGTTACCTTGCTTGTGTCTATTCCGTCTTCTTGAAGAATATTCCTATATTCCCGCAGCCCATCTACAGCATTGCACAAGGCTATAAAGTCCACACTGTGGACGCCCTTTTCATCATAGGCGAGGTTTGTAACCATCCATTCCAACTTATCTATTGTGGCGTCTTCACTCCATGAGGGAACATAAATCGTATCGCCTTCACCATGAATGGTGATATTTTCATCCTCTGGTTCCACGTTTGCGAAATGAATTATCTTTTGAGCTTTCATTGCTATTCCCCCTCGTAATTGTGTTCCCGGAGGTAGTGCAGCCGTGCTTCTCGATCCCCCACAGCAGCGGACAGAGAACGGGCGGCGGCTTCAAAGCTGGAGGCAGTAGCATAATTTCCCGCATCATATGCCGCGTTCGATTTCTCGTGATAGTCGTTAACCTGCTTTTTCAGTTGACCAAGTTCTTCCTCAAGCCGAGAGATTTCCTGTTGAACAGTTTCCATTTTTACCTCTTTTTTTGGGGGTTAACACCGTTAACCCAAGTGTTGTGTTGCTGGTTGCGTTTGGGGTTTACACTAGCCGCGTCCCCATGCGCCTTGATCAACGCCTTAAGCCTGCCTTCCTGTTCCGCAAGGAACTTTTGGAGGAGGGAATGGGTCATGTACTCCCCGCCCGCCCGGTTCCCGCACCAATGGACATGCAGCCCGTACCGGACGGAATAGGCCGCAAGCGTCTGTAAAAGGCTCTGAGGCGTCATTTGAGAGAGGTAGGCGTGCTTTCGTACATCTTCCAAGCTGGCCTCAATAATCAGCCCGAAATAGTCCAGTCCCCGCCCGCGTTCACATTCGCGCTGGAAGCGTTCCCGGCCCTTGGTGAGGGTGCCCGTCAGATCGTCCAGTGATTTGCGCTCAAGGCCGATATGGTCATGCAGCCCGGCAAGGGAGTAATCGCCCGTTTGTAGCGCGGCCCGTTCCACCGTCACCCCGTGGTAGCGGTCAAAGGTATAGGGGGCCTGTTCGCGGGTATCGCAAAGAATCTTCATGCGGCACACCTCCAGTGTTCCCGGTGCGGCGTGTCTCTTGGTTCGCTCTTGCTTCGAACCGCAACACAGGGGGGAATAGAAAGCTGGCAGTCGGGAGTCATTCGCCACCCCCTGAGAATCGACTTAAGCCATGCTTCCTCGACTGTCCCAAGTGTCCCAACTGTCCCATGTCGAGCTGTATCAACGCTTTTCGGTGGGACACTTCGGCTTTTTCAAAATGTCCCAACTGTCCCACTGTCCCAAAGGGAGGGGCGACCATCGGCGAGAATTTGGGACAGTTTTGTTTTTGCGGACTGTCCCACTGAAAACTGTTGGTACATATGGCAATGGGACAGTTGGGACGGTTGGGACAGTGTTTTGGGATATGGTTTGATTACGCTCATTGTGCCGTCTCCTCGTCTTCGGGAAGCATGACGATGTAGCAATCTTGACGCCCCATTCCCGGCAATGTCCTGCGGGTCTTCAACCGTCCGGGACGTTCGAGTCGCAACCATCCGGCATTGGTCAGAACCTTTGCGGCCCGCCGTTCGGAGAACCCTTTGACCACTTCACTCTTGAAGGATTCGGGAAGGATCGCATATTCAATCCCGGAGACTGTCGCACGCCGAAACGGGACGCCCCATGCTGCTCGATGAACAGGCGCACGGCGGAGAGAATCGCCGCATCTTCCCCGGCCCCGGCGCCACCCCGAACCGTCAGCCAGTCGTTGAAGCATGAGACTGTGGCGGCCCAAACGTCCATGTCTTCGGGCAACACGCCCGCATCGTGGGCAACCTTTCCGGCATAGGCAACAAGGCAGAACCGCCGCGCCACGCGCCGTACCTGTTCCGTCGTATCCGGCGGGCAAAGCCTCGTTACTCCTACGGTGAGGATTTCCCCCACGCTTTTGACGACAGCCTCCCTGTTGTCCGCCAGCCATTGCAGGAAGGCGCGCCCGGCGTGCCCGTAGTGCTGGCCCGCAAGTTCCTTGAGACGGTTGGACAAGGCCCCGGCGTCGGGAAGGCCGTGCAGTTCGGAGAGCATCCCCGCATCGGTAGGAATGCCCACAAAGCGGACTTCCTGCCCCGCCCGCGCCTTCAAGCCCTTCTCGGAGAGCTTTTCCGCGAAACCGATTTCCCCGGACGACAGGAACAGCAGCCGCCATGTGTGGGACTTACGGAGAGCCGAATCCTTGCCGGAGCGTGTCTTGCCCATGCCGTTGGCTATCAGGTAGCCGCATTCGGAAAGGACGTTGGCGGAAACCTGCCCCACCTCGTCAAGAATGAGCAGGTTGTCATTGTGCAGGACGCAGACGCTTTCGAGGCCGTTGTCCGTCGCCCGCCACGGCCTCACATGGGACGCCCCGCCCCACACGGACGCCGCTACCTGTAGGCACGTCGTCTTTCCGCAGGAGCTTCCCCCCTCAAAGGAGAAGCCGCCGCCCTCCACATCGGCCAGACGCAGGAGAGGCCCCGCAAAGGCCGCGCAAGTTCCGCCCATGCCTCTTCATCCCCGGCAACGGTATAAAGGCCCTCGTGCCCCGCGCTTTGAAGCACAAGCGTCCCCTCGTCCGCACCGTAGGCCGTATCGGGCATGACGTAGGCCGAACCGTGCCAGCCCACCCGCGCAGTACAGGTCACGAACTTGGTTGTCTGCAACTCCTGAATGAACACGGCGAAGGCGTTGGACTTGCCCCGGCGGATGGAATAGCCCTGATACGCCAGAGCCGCCGCCCAATCGTTCCCCTGACGCTGCAACACGTCATCAGGGAGAGCGTAGCGGTGCTCCTTCCCGGCAGGGTCAATCCATTGCAGGAGCGTTCCCCAGTTGTCGCAAATCACGCTTTTCGTCCGTCCCAGAATGCGGAGCGGCGGGGCAATCCGCACGGGCTCGTAATCTTCCCCGCGTTTCTCGTCCCGATACAGGCCGGGGTTCTTCCCGCCTTGAATTACGCGGTAGCCTTCCGGGTACTTCACGCCGGGGTCTTCGCGCCGCGCCTTCTCCACCGCTTGCCGGACGGCCTCAAGGCTCCGGCGCGTGTGCAGATCGTTGAAGTCAGCCTTCCCCCCATCAATGGAGGGGCAGATCGCCAGCTTGCCCCCAATGGATGCGGCGGCCTTGCTTGCGGCCTCGACTCCGGGATTTTCATTGCGTGGCGTCCCGTCCGCATTGGTGCAATCATTGTCGGCACATAACACGATTTCCCGGCCCGCATACCGTTTCCGCGCCATGCGCGCGACACTTTCAAGGTTCCCGGCATTGAAGGCCACCAGCACGGCGAAGCCCGTAGCGAGATGAAGGGATGCTCCCGTGGCGAAGCCCTCGGCAATCAGCAACGGCCCGTCTTTGGAACCGTCCCTTGCCGGAAGGGAGAAGTACCCGCCCGCCGTCCTGCCGCCGGACAGGAACCGCTTGGAACCGTCCCCGGCAATGAACTGGAGGGACTGCGGGAGGCCCGTCACATCCAGCACGGGAACCACAAGACGCCCGTCCCGCGCCAGTCTCAGCCCGAATGCAGGAACTTCCTTGCGTGTAAGGTAGGGGTGGGCATCCGTTGCGGCGTGTGCGGCCTCCCAGAGCTTCCCGGCAAGTTCGGCGGCCTTGGCGTGCCGTTCTGCCTGTTCCTTGCGGGCGGCTTCCTTGGCTTCGGCAATGCGGGCTTTCAGGGCTTTACGTTCGGCGGCGGTCATGTCTACATTGGAAACGCCGCACCATGTCCCTTCTTCACCAGTAGGCCAGTTCTTCCACCAGATGGAGGCCGGAGCGTCCAGAAAACACTTGTACGACCCGTCGAGGCCGTTGGGCTTGTCCGCCACGCCGCAACGGTGAAGGATGCCGTCCGCTTCGATGCGGTCAACCACAAGCCCCGCTTCCCGGAGCCGATCCGCGAATTGTTGGAGGGTGTCGCTACTCATGAGCACCCCCCACAGTTGGAAAGGAAGAATCGAAACATGAAAGTCTCACAGTTTTGGGATTTGAGCACAAAAAAAGGCGGAAACAACGCTCCCCGGCCTGTGATAAGCCGCCTGAGTCTCACGAACATCAGGACGTTGTCCCGCCAATATCGAAACCAGCCAGAGGATACACCTCTAGCGGCTTGCTGGCAGAAACAAATATGACCGCTCTTTTCCACCGTGTGGGGCACGGGGAAGGCGTCGGTTACGCCTATCACAGTTTGGGGAAAGCCAGAAAACCACAGTCCCCGGCAAAAGTAAAGGCTACGCATGGGGCCCACCTTCCCGCACCATCGGAGCGGCGGGGACATTGGCGCACTTGAAGTTAGGGCAGTAGACAGGCGCGGCGTCGCACGGCATCAGAGTACGCCGGAAAGTGCACAGAACGGCCCCTGAGAGCCGATACCATGCACGGGTGGAGAATGCTCACACCGGGCGCAAATGTAGCCCTGAGCGGGCTGTGGGGAGGAAAGGCACTGCATCACGCCGCACCCCCTTCCACCTGCCGGAACTCGCAAAGTGGATTCCCGGCAAGGGCCAAGCGCTCACCAGTGAAGGAACACAGCTTGCGCACCCGCCCAGACGCCAGCTTGACGGCACGGAAGTAGGCGCAAGGAGCACAAAATCCTTGCCCGGCAAGGCGGATTGGGGTAGTATCCTCCTCATCCACACAATGCGTATTTTTCTTGAGACCCGGCCCGCCAGCCGGGTTTTCTCGTCTCTGCATGGCTACGCCTCCCCGCCTTCGGTAAGGAAACGCTCAATATCCTCCCTCCTCCATACCGTACAGCGTGCGGACAAACGCTTACCCTTGGGGAGACGACCTTGTGATACCCACCTCCAAAATGTCGAAAGAGCGATACCCAGATACTTGGCTGCATCGGTGGCACGCATCGCGCCTTGAGCCGTTGTGAGATTCTGTTGCATGAAAAAAACCTCCAAGTAGATTTGCTTGGAGGATAGAGGCATGGGGAAAGATTGGAACCCTCCAAAGACCGTGAACACGGTAATTGACGGGTCAAAGACCATAAAAGACCCCCTAAAGACTGTGGACGGTGTTCAGGGGGTCATAGACGATATTTAGGGGGTGCTGAATGGGTGAATATTCAATAATATTACGGTTGTAAGGGGGGCATACCTTGCCGGGCTTTCCCCCTTCCGTATCCTTGTATTCTTTCGGCAGACAGGAACAGAAGTATTTAAACTGCGTATCCGTCAATTCGGCGTTAAGTTCATTGAACATGGCGTAGAAGTCTGGGGCTTGCCGTGGCTTTTCCCCCTCGACCATGCAACGGTGGTAAACTTGCATCATAGCGGGGAATACCTTCTTCCATGCCGCAAGGGACTTTTCGCTTTTGGCTTGTGCGGCCCTCTGTGCAGGGGTAAGGTTTGGAGTGCCCCCCTCTTGCTGTGCGGCGGATTCATTGACTTGAATCTCTTCAAGTTGCATCTTAAGGTTCTTATTCTCAGTTTCAAGTTCAGTAATATAAGCATATTTTAAATTTTCAACGTCTGCTTGTGTTTCAGTTTCAAGGGAATAAAGATGCTGCATGAATGGTTTTATTCTATCATTTATTATTGGTAATAATTCTTTTTTTAAAGAAATTGGACAATATGGTTCTTCAATAACACTATTATCTTCCGTATCTAATCTAAATATAAATTCTTCTTTAACAGGAATTGTTTCATTATTCTTATCAATAGAACCCATTTGTGTGTATACTACTGTAATATTTTCTCCTTTTAACACTTCTTCTAAAAGAATTTGAGCATAAGGATACTTATTTGTTTCCCATTTATGAGGGGAATATCCGCTTAAAAAAGAAATTTGACCTAACCAAATAAGCTCTTTCACAGGAAGTAAAATAACATTTGGATCTGGCAAGACTGCTCACCCCTTTCACCCTTTATTGAAATACCCCGGCAAAGGTAATCAGGGTGATAAGTTATCTTGTTCAGCACGGGTAGCTAATCCGCACCTAGCCGGGGAAGTATCGTGCCTGTTGCGGCGGTTATTCCCCCGCTCTCAGTCTATCCAGATAGTCGGCCCATTCCTGCATCATCTTCTGCCGTTCCGGGATATATTGAGCGTGGTTGTAGGCCGCTCGTATGGCATCTTTGTTGCTGTGGGCAAGCTGTGTTTCAATTACGTCCGGGCGGTATTTTCCGCTTTCATTGAGTAGCGTTGATGCCGTGGCCCGCAGCCCGTGAATGCAGATTTTTTCCTTGGCATAGCCAATCTGTATCAATGTTTTTCGCAACCCCTCGGCGGTGATGAAACCGCCCTTGCCCCCAGAGGGGAACAGAAACGGCCCTGAATTGATTCTTTTCAGTTCTCGGAGCTTTTCCACTACTTGCCGGGCAAGAGGGACGTCATGGGCGCGTTTCATCTTCATTCTTTCAGCCGGGACGTGCCACACGGCTCCATCGAGATCGATTTCCTCCCACCGTGCCCCGCGCAACTCTTGCGAACGCAGGAAGGTATACGGGACAAGCCACAGAGCGCAGGCCATGCCGGGAGAGAAGCGAAAGCGCGATGCGTAATGCGCCGCAACAGTTCCCCCACTGCATCCGGGGACGTGAGCGCCGCCCGGTGTTTTTTCTGTGGAGCGGGCTTCAATACGTCTACGAGGTCAGCCGACAAATTTTCTTTGGTGTACTGCATCTGACGGGCGTACTTGCATACCTGCCCAATAATTTGCGCCACGCGGCGGGGCATATCGGAGCGGCCCTTGTCCTCAATCGTTCGGACGATGGAAACAAGATCGACAAACTCAATACATGATAGACTTTTGTTGCCGATGAAGGGGAAGACATGCTTTTCCAGCCTCGCCAGCTTCAACCGTCTGGACGACTCGGCAAGATCGGTAGTGCGTACCTCCCACCATTCACGGGCGACAGCCTCAAACGTCAAAGCCTGTTCCCGCTCCTCAATGGCGGTTTGAACCTTCACCCGCTTCTTTTCCGCGCTGGGGTCCGTTCCGGTTGCAATCATCGTCTTTGCAGCGTCGCGGCGTGCTCGTGCTTCCTTCAAGCCTACAGCCGGATATTTTCCCAAGCTCAACGTCTTGCGCTTCCCCTCAAAGGTGTAATCCATGCGCCAGAGCTTCCCGCCCGCTGGCGAAAGGAAGAGGTACAGGCCGCCCTCGTCATAGTGCTTCGCCTTGTCCCCCTTTTTGAGCTTTCGCAGGTAAACATCTGACAACGGCAA